TATAAACTACCTATTTTATTATTTGGTTTAGTATCGTCTTCATTAATTTATTGGTTCTTTAAAGCGTCTAAAGATGTCTCCAAGAATATGGTTTCTCAATCTCTAGATTTAACTAGGGATAGAAATAAAGTGGGTAAGCCCCACGTAGTAAAATTGGGAGAAAGAGCTACTACATTAACCATGAGAGCTCAAGCTCCTCAATTGGATTCCACTCTCCTTATGAATAACAAGTTACCCGATATAGATATTGAGGTACTTGGTAGGAATGTAAATCAAAACGATGTTTTAAAGAGAGTAATCAATAAATATTTCTTCATTGTATATGTGATTAAAGAAGTCGATGGCAAACCGGTGTATATACGATATGGCCATTCTTGGAATATCAAAGGGCAGATTTTTGCTGTCCCTTTGCATTTTCTATATAAATGGCACAACACTTATACTTCTAAAGATTACGCAGGTTTAAAGTTAATGTTCACTACTTCATGTAAGAGCACGACTTATTTCTGTTCTCTCGAAGATGTCTTTGCTTCCTTTAAAGTTAGCGAAGATTCTGCTTCCAATGATTGTTGTTTGTTTACCATTCCTAGTTCACATTTAAATTCAGTTGGTTTATTTAAGTACCTTATTTCAATAGATGATTACAAGGTACTCCAGCGGACGAGTGCTGTTCATACTGGAATGTTCAGTAGCTACCATATGCAAGATAAATCCTTAGCAGTGCGTTTTGATTACATGCAATCCATATCAGCCAATCACCAAGTGGTTTCAGCTGATTGGGAAGAAGGCAAACCTTACTATGAACTAGAAAATGTTTGGAGATATGCAGGATCTTATTCTTTAGGAGCCTGTGGTTCTATGTTATTTTTAAATAATGTTACCCAATTTAATAGTCGCTTTATCTTAGGAATGCATGTAGCAGGAGGAGATGGCTATGGTGCCTCTTCCATTATTCTGAAAGAATGGGTAGAGTTGTTATTGGAGGAATCTTTTCCAAAATCGAAAATATTCGATGATGAAATCATACCTTCTTTTTTAATAGATAGACCAGCCGAAGCTCAAGGAAGTATGGAACCTACACATGATATAGCTCCAACACATACTGTTTCTTCAGCTTCACGTTCTTCTATAGTTAAGTCTAGGATATTTGGACAATTACCAGATCCTTTCCGTAAAGTAGAACACTTCCCAGCAAAGCTACATAAATTTACTACTCCAGAAGGAGTTGAATTAGATCCCGGTTTAATCGCCATACAAAAGTATAATAGATTACCAGTGTTTATTGATGTAGTTAAGTTGAAAAGAGCTGTTAATTCATATGAAGTTTTAATAACTAAACATATGTATCCGCATGAAGATTATAGAGTTACTTTGTCCGTTAAGCAATGTTTGCATTCATATGAAGCAATAAACACTATATCTTCTTCTACTAGCCCTGGATTTCCTATGTCGCTTAAAAATCAAGAAAATATAAAGAAACTTTACTATGATGCCTGTATAGCAGGTAATCAAGAGCTTATGAATATATATTTTGAGAAGATCGAAAAATTGGTCGCTGAAAGAGTCTCTTTGTATAAAGATAATATTCGACCAGCTATATTTTATAAAGACTGTTTAAAAGATGAGAAAATTCCTATAGAAAAGGTAAAAATAGGTAAAACTAGAATGTTTTCTGCTTGTGAGTTCACAATGTTAGTGATGTTTAGGATGTACTTTGGTACTTTTATGAACTCTTATTTTAGAGCAAACTTAAATGTGGGTTCAGCTATAGGCGTTAATCCTTATTCCTCAGATTGGGATGACTTAGCGCGCAGACTTCTCAGATTTTCTAATAAGAAGACTGATGATTGCGTAGCGGCCGGAGACTATTCATCTTTCGACACAAGTTTATTACCTATCATATTGAATCATATCTTGGATATCATCAACAGATGGTACGGTGAAAACAATCCAGACAACCAAATTAGATCTCAGTTGTGGGCTGAAATAGTTAATTCGAAACATATATGGGAAAATCAAGTTTTTGATTGGAAAATGAGCATGCCTTCGGGCAATCCGCTAACTCCCGTGATTAATACTATGTATAACAACATAGCTTTAAGATTATGTTATGGAGAGCTGTTTAATGTGGAAACCTTTAATGATAACGTATATGTAATTGCTTTAGGAGATGATAATGCTTTTAGTTGTTCCCAAGCTGTTCGAGAAGACTTTAATGAAATCTCGGTACAGAGACTTATGCCATTGTTTGGTTTGAAATATACGTCAGAATTGAAAGCTTGGTCAACTTTTCCCTTTAGACAAATAACACAAATTGAATTTCTTAAAAGGTCTTTCCGATTAGATAAATTCCACAATAGGTGGACAGCACCTCTTCGAAAAGAATCCATATTTGCGTCATTAAATTGGACGCAAAGAGGCCCTATAGGAGATCAAATTACTACGGATCAAATAAGTTCAGCTCTTAGAGAGTTAGCACTACACGGTAAAGAAGATTTTGATCAATTTGTTACTCCTCTTCTAGATTTGAAAGAGAAGCATTTAAAATATTTTGATCCAGCAAAACCTTATAGCACTGACTTTGATTTTGTATATGGAGAAGTAACTGGTACCCAATGGTATTATGGGATATCACTTCTCCCGTCACCTGAGACGTAAAATCAGTTTAGATTTTGTGGGTATATCCAAAACCCTCCAGACGCAAACTGTGAATTGCGACTTTCAACTTTATGTAGTAAAGTTGAATTATAGTCTTCAGACATTGCGGAATCGACATTCAGTGTGGTAACTGTTTATAGCGATCGCCCTCGAAGAACAACAGTGGAAGCTGTTACTTTCCAGGAGACCACCTTAAAGGCACCGTAGGAGTAAACCTCATTAAAAATTCAAAAGAATAAACTTTAAATTCGTTTTAGTGGTATCTACTAGCTTAGCTACAACAGAAGAAAACTGCAATATTGACATGATAAAAGCGATTTATGAAAAGTACAATGAATAATAATAACTCTACCACTGCTGCACCAACAGCAAATGTTTCTACCGATCTCAGTGCTTTAAACTTAAATCAAACTCCAACAGGAACGGCGGGTACTTCTACTCAATTAGTAGAGGACCCTCATACTCTCTCAGGAAAAGGAGAGCATACTCCAATGGACACAACAATGTTCATTGAAGATGCAAATATAGTCAGAAGAGATGAATCGCGTATCAACAATGTTGACGATTCACTCTTGGCCATTGCGAATAGTGATCCAGATTACCAAAGTATCAAGTCCTTTTTAGCCAAGCCTATCGTTTTACGAACAGGTGTTTTTGCTACTACTGATACTTTTTCTTTCTTACAGACAAATTTACTCCCGTATACTCTATTTTCTTCTTCACAGGCAGCTGTGTGGGTTCAGAAATTATCCGGTGTATATGGTATTAGATTTGATATGAGATTTAAATTAGTAGTTAATGCTAATAGATTTCAACAAGGACGATATATCTTGGGTTACGTTCCGTTATGTTCACCAGATGCTAGTGCTTCAAATTTAAAAGAATTATCTTTTCTAAATATGCATTTAGCCTCTATCGTACAACGCACAACTGTTCACCACGTCGAGGTAGACTTGTGTGATGATACTACTTGTGAACTTTTGGTTCCGTTCCACTCAGTCCAACCATTTTATAACTTCAACCAGTATCTTAGATCCGTTAATGATCAAGTTTTGGGTGCGATCAATATATATCCGTACTCACCACTTGTTTCACCAGCTGGATCTACGTCTGCTGGCTATACTTTGTACGTGAGTTTGGAAAATGTAACTCTATTTGGA